TGTTCCACCAGTCGAATCGCTCTCGTCCGGTGCCGCGCATATCGATAGTCTCTTTTTTCTTTTTGTCGTCACCGCTGTAGGTGTTATTGATATCGACCATTAGTTTGCCATCCCGTCGTTAAAAAGCTCATCTAAGATTATTTGCTGAGGGTCCCGCATATCCTGCTTCTTTGGCTCTTGGATATCTTCGTGCACTGGCGGTGACATAGGCTCAGCCACGAAGCAAAACTCCAGGTCTCCAATGCGACAGTGAGTTAGTCCCAGAGCCTTGCACTCCTCTATGAATTTCTGAGCATGTGCAATCTTTGCTTTCGTTAATTCGAAAAAATCAGTCATTATTTCCCCTTTTTTATTAGAAATCAAAGAAATTATCGCTCTTTTGCGTGTTTGCTGCAAGTGCACTGTCAAGCATCGCCGTCTCTTGTGCGTCCATCCATTCGCTGCTACCTACCGCTGGCTTGATGGCTGGCGGTGCTGACCAGTAGTGCCTAGATGAACGCCAGGCGTAGAGTGCCGAGTCACACCTGTCATTGGGCAACGCCTGATCTTCTTTTCCATTGTCGTCCTTTTTTAGTACCTGGTACTGGTCCATCAGCTCAGCCAACTCAGGCTCAACATAAAGAGTGCAACTCTGAAAGTCTGAATTCATCATTGCGATGTGAGCCATCTTTTCTGTCTTCTCTGCTGCTTTGAGTGGTAGGCCATAGCGCCGGATCATTTGCTCGACGATCGGCTTTCCAAGCGCGCCGGCATCCACTACTGAGATGACCGGGTCATACCGTTTCTGAATGTCTTTGATGCGCTCAGCCCAGAAGTCGGGCAGTGTTTTGCGGTGTGCTTCTGAGTGACAAATGAACGCCTTTGGTTCATCATCAGCCCATCCAACTATCGAAAGTGTAAATGCATCATTGTATCCAAGGTCAATTCCCAATGCATAGTTGTAGACCTTTCCTGGTGTGCGTTTGCCGATGTTTGTCTTTCGGCTGAACTTGTAGACCAGTGCGTCAGGGTCATATGCCCAGATCCCGCAATACTCGCGAAGGTAGGTAGGATTATCTTCAGCCCATCCCCGGCGTTTGCGAATGGCTCGCAGCACGTTTTCAGCGTCAACTATGAACGGATTGTCTCGCAGTGTCCATTTAAAGTGCTCGTATGTATCGCCGTGAGTCGCCTCATAGAACAACCCTGCTGGCACTGGTCCAGGCGTTCCCGCTAGTGCGATTTGACCGCCGTAGTCGATGCAGGCTGGTTCTAGCACATCATCAATAAGGTACCTAAGACCTGAGCCAAATGACTGAGCCTCATCGACAAGCACACTGCCGTAAGCATCGCCACGCAAGCGGTTAGCGAGCTTGTCCTGATCAGCGCCTCTGAGCCTAATAGTCGAGCCTGTCTCTGGTATGACAGCTCGTAACTTCGCCTCTTGGAATATCAAGCCAAGATTGAATTGCTCATCCATCTCTTTAAGCTTCGGCCAAAATATCTGCTCAGCACTTTCGCGAGTCAGCCCGAGGTACAGTTGAGTCGAGCCAGGTCGAATGCGACCGCATGTATACAAAAACCCGCCGCCACCATGGGACTTCCCTGCTCGGCGGCTACAGTCAGCAGTCTTGAGCTTGGCAGGACTGAGCACAAATCGCCGCTGTTCCCCAAAGAGAGACATAACGACGGCCCTAAGCGGGTCTTTCTCCCGCTGTCGTCGTTGCATCTCCCATCTCAGCACAAACTCCGCTGACTGAGATGATAGATCCATTTGAGAGAACACTGATGGGGTTGCTTCTGTCATGATAACTGTCTTCGGTAGTCTTGGATGTGCATACCAAGCATCTTTGCTTCGACTATAAGATTGCGCATGGTTCTGACTGAGATTCCAAGCTCAAATGCTGCATGTGTTCTATTCCAACCGTGCTTCTCAAGTGTCTCTATTGCCGACTTAATCATCTCGTGCCGCAAGACTGAACCAGGATGAATCGATATCCCGCGACTACGAGTCGATACTGGCCCAGCGTAATCGTAACCAGCCTCGTCGCGGAAATTCTCCACATCAATACCAAAACGCTTAATTTTCATCGAAAGAGTTGAGCCATTCAATTCAAGCGAGCGTGCTGCTTGGCTGATGACACCATTCGCACATGCTAACGCCGTCTCGATTGCCAGGACTTCAAAGCGTCTCAGTGTCTCGTCTAGATTCATTTAAGCTTCTCCAGTGCTGCTGCTATCTGCTCGTCAGTGTTCACGTCGCCACTCGCCGCAAGCAGATCGTTTTGTCGTGCTTGCAACTTTCGCAGTTCCATTTCGATCTGCTGGTCTGTCATTTGTCTCAGTTGAGTTTCTAGCGCGCCTGTCAGCTCGATGTGCTGCTTCTCTGACCAGAGGAAACGACACTTCATCACTAACTCAACAAGTTTTGATTGCCCTTTGTGAATGCCTCGCGCTTGATCAATCAGCTCACGCTCCCAAAATGCTAGACTCTTGGCCTCGCCGAGCTGAGCAGCCTCGTCAAAGTCCTCATGGATGGCTCGCCATTGTTTGATTGTGGATGGGGTCGCACCTACTACGCTTGCAAAGCTTGAGAAGCTAAACCCAGCTTGCATGTGCTTGACCAGCTCATGAGCGTAGGACTCATTGTACTTTTTGACTGTCTTGAATGACTTCGCTTGCATCTCTTCGATAATCTGTCGTGCCATGCTTTTCTTGCGCTGGCCGCTATTCCCGCGATCGCTGCTATTCGACTTGTCGCACTTTTCAGCCTTCGACTTGTCCATGTTTTGCCTTTCGCCGAGGTTTAACTATGCTTTGATTTTGCGTGGTCTCATCTAAGCTTAGCGCATCATCGGCGAATCTCATTGTCAAAACGTTGTTGTATGATGCAAAGCAAACGTCGTTTAGCTCTGGCCTGTTCACATCCTGGCTTTCGAGCAGCACACCAGTCAGCTCCGGTATCCATGTGATAGTCATCTCAAGAGTGCTGTTGTGGACCTGCCGACCTTTGCGAAAGCCATTGCGTGACTCTCGATTCACTTTGATTGGATTCATAAACACAATTTCTGCTACGTCGATACGTCTCATCTTTACCTCTCAGTTAATACTGTCGCGTCAGCGCATCATGATAAATGGGTTGTAAATTGCTTTGAGGGCTTGAGCCGCCTGGTTTCCTGCTTTTGTCGCAAAGGTGTACTGAGTCGGGTCATCTCCGAGCAGCTGAGCAAAGAGATACGTCTGAGCTCCGAGCATTCGAAATGTCTTCTTAGTGTATGCGAAATAGACGGTGTTGATGACTTTCGGATCGTGGATACGCTCGTAGCATAGGAAAGCCAGGATCTGACCTTGATGCTCGGTCGGACAGAGGATCGCCGTCTCTTTGACTTTGATAAGATGATTGATGATACCAGCCATGTTTTCAAAGTAGATTCGGTCAGGGCACTGATGAAAGAACATGGACGTGCGAAGGGATTTGAGCCAGCTGTTGAGCACGAAGTTGTGATCTGACGTGCCTGCTTTTCTGAGCGTCACTTGCTCGATAAAAGAATTTTCCATTTCGTAGGTCTCCTATGTGCACTATTTTGCAGCATAAAGAAACGAAATGCAATTAGACTAGCTGAGGGGAAGCGTCATTCTTGCCGGACTTTCACTCACCCCAAAGCCAATCCATACAAAGGAAGCATTTGATTTTGAGTGTCATTCTTGCAGGACTTTCACTCAAATCATTGCTCTATCCAATCATAGACTATTTATGTACCTTTGCAATCGACAGAGTCAGCATGACTGAGAAGAGAGAAGCAAGGCATCCGACTACTATGAGTGCGTCGAGTCCGTAGCACATGTCGAGTCTCCCAAGAGTTGCAGGCGTGTGAAGCCGCTGCCAGCGTTATCTCTAAAAATCAGGTCATCCTCACCGAGTTTCACTGACGTAGTCCACAACACGTTTTGTAGCTTGCCAGCGTTGTAGAACAGCTTACCACGTCGTCTCACTCGGCGTATCATGCATCGATACGATGTTGTCTTCTCGTCACTGCTGATAGCCTTGAGTTTGACGATACGCCAGACTTTTCCGTAGCGCATCATATCCAGTGCGTCCTGTCCCGACCATGTCGTAGTCGTCATTCGTCGCTTACCTCGTTTTCGAGCTGTAATCTTTGCACGATCCGCACAAGTCAGCCTCAAATTCGTGCTTGTGACATGTCACAGTTCCATAGCAAGTTTGCGTTCCGTGTACGCAGTTGTCGCACCATTGGGTGTGAACGTAGTAGTGTTCTGGTTTCATCAGTCTTTACACCTTCTCATGATCAACGTTCCGTGGATGAAATCAAGCCAGCCAGCTTTTCTGAGCGTTACTTGCTCGATAAAGGAATTTTCCATTTCGTTAGGTCTCCTAATTGTTTGGGATACCACTTCAAAACTTCTGACAAACCTTATTTTCTTGCTCAATCTCTGCTTGACTCCTGCCGTATTTGATGAGCGCATCCGCAAAATGACAGATAAACCTCTCAAAATGCACATAGCTTCCCATTCTTTTCAGCATGTAAACCACTTTTACCTTGCCCAAATCCTCGTTTATAACACCTGTCTCCATGCAAATATCTGCTACATCTTCAATATTCATTCGCCCACCTCCTCTTTTGTGAAGAAACACGCGTCACACATCGGACTACCCTGTTCGGCATTCGCACACGACATGCAAATCTCAGCATCACATACTGAGCATTTCAATATCGACGCGCGAGATCGCCATATTTCGCAACAGCTATCACACACAAATGCAACTATCTCCTGCATAAATGTTCTCCTTTTTTCACTCGATCACCTCCTCACCCATCGCCGTGGCCATCGCTTAAACCAAAGCCGTGACCGTGACCGTGACCGTCACCGGAGCCGTAGCCGGAGCCGGAGCCGGAGCCGTCACCGGAGCCGGAGCCGGAGCCGGAGCCGGAGCCGTAGCCGTAGCCGGAGCCGTCACCGGAGCCGGAGCCGGAGCCGTAGCCGTAGCCGTGGCCGGAGCCGTGGCCTTCGCCATCGCCATCGCCGTCGCACCCAAATTTATTTGTTCCAGATCGGCTCAAGATCCACCCCCTCCAAAACTGGGATTATTTCAATCGCTTCAGTGAGAGTAATCTCTGATACAATCTCGCTGATCCGAGTGTACTCATTTCGATTAACCCCGCTGAGCGAAATCTCATTCAAAGTGTTCGCACCCCGCCAGCGCCATAGCCGGCGTGCGTTTTTAAGCTTGACGACTGTGCCATCGTGGCCAACAACTTCTCCGACATGAACTCCTGCAGAATACGTGCGAATTATGGACAGCGGCCCTTGTGTTATTGATGACTTTTTCACGTAAATCTGTCCGTTGATTTCTACTGTTTCCACGATTATCTCCTTATCGTTTGTTTTCACTCGCTCACCTCTTCCTTCGGTGCCCAATCGCTGCAATACCATTCTGACAAATTAAACCCGTCATCCCGGGCTTGATATTCGATGCCGCAAGTCCAGTGCCCATCACATGTATTGCAGCATCGATCCACCTTAGGCTCACCCGCAAAACAGCCGCCGACCGCAGGAGTCCACCACGAAATCGCGGCGACTTTACCATGGCCGTCTTGGATTGCTACAGCTTGATGTGTGCTTTCTGGAGGATTGCGACGGCAGTGTCCGTCAACATTAAACCTGCACTGCTCACAGGGAAATAGCTTGTCGTTATTTCTCGGCATCGTTCTTCTCCTCACACTTCTCCCATCCACTGCAACAGCTATTTCCAGGCTCAGCTTCTACAAATTTGTTCACTATTGCATCGAGAATCAGGCACCCCCTGAAATGAAAACATGTTTTGCAAATTCGATCAGTCGCGAGAACCTCTGACCATTCCCCGTCAATCTCCTCCTCGGTTAAATCATTTGCAACCAGTAAGCCCAAAGACTCATAATCTTGCAGATTATGCGTGTAGCCCCAACGCGTTTTTACTGTTCTACCCTCATCCAACAATTTCATTGCTTCCCAAAATTTCATTCGATCACCTCATCGAGCGGGCACCAGTCTGGCCTAGTTTCTTCATTTTTGATTTTGTCATTATCCGCATACTTCATCAAGAGACAGTAGTGATTTGTGGTCGTGAATCCTTCATCGTAATCAAGAAAAGAACATTCATCACATGATCGAATCTTTGCGGATGTTTCGAATTCAAAAGATACTTTGTATTTCACTAGCTTACCTCCTCCTTAATTAGTCCATTGTAACTTATAGTCATCTATTTAAACCATCCAATCCTACTGCTTCAATTAAATATCCTGGCTCGCTGCTCCACTGCTTAGCAACGTACAAAGCCTGGACGTAACGATCATCG